GGCTGCGGCTATGGTAAGGACGGCCAAGTCGTAAACGTCATCGTCAAAACCCAATTCAAGGTTCTGATTGGCCCTTTGCTCCTCGCGCATTGCCTTCATAGCCGCTTCGATCATCTGTTCGGTCATGCCACCACCCCATAATCAGAAGGCCGCGCTGGAATGTCATCCGGCGTTGCAAAGCCAAACATAGGCAGGAAGAAAAACGCACGGCCATCACGCTTGAATATTTCAGCGCCTTGTATTTCCCATGCGGCAGCCCCTGCGGCATCCCTTGCGGCAGCCCCTGCGGCATCCCTTGCGGCAGCCCTTGCGGCAGCCCATGTGGCATCCCATGCGGCAGCCCATGTGGCATCCCTTGCGGCAGCCCCTGCGGCATCCCTTGCGGCAATTACTTTTAACCAATCACTATTCGTCATGCTGTCCGTGTGCCACCAGAAATCCAGCAACTTGCTCCACTGATCTCCAATGACCTTGCTAGGGTCAGTGAGGACAATAGCCGGTGCGCCGTCGAGGTTATCATTAGTGTTACGTAACAAGATGGCGTGAGCGCGACTGATGTTTAGGAGCCTTGCGGTTTCATTATCGGCTTCGAACTGTTGGGCGCTGTTTAGCCTATCGGCAGGCCATCCTCCGACAACATGGAGGACTTGGCCTTGCGCACACATGCAGCTAAGGTTGCCCTCCTCAAAACTTTTCATGTCTATTAGCAAACCCTTGTAGGGCTTACCTTCATCGCTGTTCCAGCGAGCGATCAATTCCTTTAATTTAGTCATGGTTGCTTCTCCTTCAAATGCGGATCGTAAGTCCACAGCCACGGTCGGCCTGCCTCTTTCCACCCGCCTTCTTGTGGCGCCTCAGTCTCTACGTCTATAAGGTCGGCATCACTGGCGAATAGATTGTCCAGTGCCTCCCTCCGCTTGATAGCGGCGCAGGTGCAGCTACCAGCATAAGCGCCGGTCGCGTCTTCGCATTCGGGATGGTGTGTGGTCATGGTTGCTTCTCCATTGATCGCCGCATCAATTCAGCCCTGGCGCTATTGGCGCGGTTTATGCTCAAATAATTGTCCCACGCTGGATTGAGGGTTTGCAGCCAGCGTCTGTGTTGGTGGCAATATCGCCAAAGCTGACGCAAGGTGGCTCTCTTTGCTTCACCCTGCTGCATGGGTGGCCAAATGTGAACATGGCGAAACTGCCACGCGCTAATAGCTTTCCCCTGATTCATGTCGGCTGGCTTTCATTCAACAAGCCACGCAATTGGCATTCCCGACGAAGATGCACTGGTGACACAGCCCAAAGCCCCGCAGAATCGCCCCAGAGACGGCACAGGGCGCGTAAAACGTTATCGCTGTCTCTGACTGCCTGTTGACGCCGATCATGCTCCAGAAGGGCTTCAGCGGCGTTTTTAAGAATATCTATCTCAGCCATTGCTTTTCTCCTGCACGGCCCGTTCAAGCATCATGTGGATCTGGGCGCTCACTGAACGCATATCCGCCTTCGCCATCTCGGTAATTTTAGCGCGAAGATCGCTGGACATTCTGACGGTGACATATTCTTTTTTCATGATTAATCCTTAAAAATTCCAAGGCGTAGCGCCCAATGATTGCGCGACTTTACGGGCTTCGCGTTTACCCAAGACTTCATAGCTTTCGAGATATGTGCGCTGACCATTGACGATCCGCGTTATATCGAGCGTGTCCGCACCAGATTTGCGGCCTTTGGTGAATTCAGCAGCAAGCATTATTCGCCTCCCTTGAAAAGTTCGTCATAAACGACAATCGACATGCAGAGGATGATTCCCAGCAGGATAAAAGCTTCTATCGGCATTTGTGTTCTCCTTGTTTCTATGTGAGCAGAATAATCACACATCCACACATGGTCAAGAGAAAAGTTCGCACAAAGTAATTAGCTTATATTGTCGGCAATCGTTCGCTGAGATTTGTCCGACCAGCGCACGCCATGTTTCGCGCCATATGCGAACAGAAGCTCGATCAGCCCAGTGAACTGCGACTTCGACAGCGTGCTGGATCGCTGGCCCACTGGAAACATTCCAGCGCCTTCCAGTTCCGGCAAAAAGCGCATTTCCTGGCCCAATGCGTGCAGGAAGCGCAATTTCATATCATCGGCTGAGAATGTGGCTGTCTCTGGAACCTGCGCCTGTATATCCGCGATCAAGGGCCACATAAGGCGATTCTGTTCTTGCGTGCGGGTTTCTTCGCCTATCGCCATAACATAGCCTTGTGGGGCCTGATAGATAAGGCTGGCGGCTCGATCTCGGTGCGCCTTCGATACCAGCTTGATCGTGTGCTTATCCATCACGCGCCCTTTCCAATTCACTCCGCTTCGGGCTGGCTTTCACAAATGCCCGTGCAAGTTCCTTCATGTCGATGCCGTGCTTTGCCTCGAAAGACTGCTCACCGATCCTATGCTGTTCGGAATGGCAATCGCGGCAAAGGCTGATTGTCCACATATCGCCAGGCTTTAACCCCATCCCCCCGTTCGTTCCCGTTCTGACGTGAGCAACCTCGATATGATCATAGGTCTGACATACACAGCAGGCGTGGGAGCGAACGAACTTGCAATGCGCTGGCGATACGAACCGCTTGGGACGCTTTGCAGCTTGTGGGCGACGGGGCGGCAGCATCTTAAAGACCCAGTGCGTCTTTATAGGTTTCGAGAACGGCTTCCCATTCCTGGCGAACATGGGTTTCCATTCGGCGTAGCTTTACGATCTGGCGCATAACCTTCACGTCAAAGCCGCTTGATTTGGCTTCGGAATAAACTTCCTTAATGTCTTCCGATATGCCGCGCTTGGTTTCTTCAAGCATTTCGATCCGCTCCAGATACAGGCGGAGTTGGTCTGCTGCTACGTTCATTAGAAAATCTCCCGTTCAAAGCGCATGTCTGCAGATGCAAAAGGCACATCGTCCAGATCATCGGCATATCCTGCGGTAGTTGGTTGTTGTGGTTGGCTGTCACTGCCTGCACCTGATCGGCTTTGCGGATCAACAGTCTGCGCATTGATTTGCAGGTAAGTCTTGCCGTTATGCTCACGGGTGGACAATTCACCGATCACGGTGATCTTGGTTCCCTTTAGAACCATCTCTGCCAGCTTGGGGCTAGAGTTCCATTTCGTCACATCGAACCAGAGCGTTTCCTTCTTATCGCCCCAGCCCACTGATGCGCCCACGGAAAAGCTAACGAAACCTTTTCCGCTTTGCCCTTCCTTATAGACCGCATCCTTGCCGACATTGCCGACGATGGTTGTAATAACTGTCACGCTTCATTCCTTTCTGCATTGCGCTTTTCCCGATTCTGTCGAGCAATCAGGCTGGTGCATTTCGGATTGGTCGCGCCAAGCCTTTGCCCCCTGCCATTGTAAAACTTCCTGCGTGGCGGATTGCCAGTCGCTGACGGATATTGCTGACGCTGAATGCGTCTTACCAAACTGCTCATTATGTCACCTTTCTATAAATGGCTTCTAATTCTGCGACGGTTGCCAAAATCTCAGTAAGAAACCCAATCGCGGCGCTTTCGATCTCCGCAATCAAGTCATTATCCCGATCAACCCGCTGAATGTGCAATTGCATTTCAACCGGCATTCGCGGATCGAAGCTAACGAAGTCGCACCAATCTCTTTCGGTGCAGGCCATCTGCCATTGCATCTGCTTGATGTATTTGTCGGGGATCTCGCCGCCGCGCAGTGTGGTGATGTGCGTTGCGGTATTCGGACACTTTATCTCGACCAGTCCATCATCGCCCACAAAGCCATCAGGAGACGCGCCAGACCATGCCAGGCGGGGATGCAGAACGAATGGGGCTTCGATAACCTCAACGTCCTGCATGAAGCCGTAGGCGGCTCTAGCGGCTGCTTCTGTGTCTATGCCATGCTGCATCGCTGCGCTTGTGAATCCAGATTCCGCAACACCTGTCAGGCGCTCTGCAATAAGCTGGGCGGCATAGTTTGCCCTAGACGCGCCCCATCCTTTCTGGGTGCGCGCCATCATATCGGCAATGCGTGAAGCGGTAAGATGGCCGCAGCGTTGTGCGAACCATTCGGTTGTGCGCTGCTCGATCATGCTGCGTCTCCTTTGGCTGCCAATTTGGTTTGCAGGCTTTTCTCCGCATGGGCGAATTTGTTTGCAGGCAATTCCGGCAGCGATTCGATCCCATAATATTTGCAGAATGCCACGATGTTCGATCCGCTGGCTTCGATCAGCGTGCGCAGCATATCGCATTGCGTCTGGTTGATCGGTTCGTCGTGCTTAACCTGTTTAACGGCAGCATTTCCATCATCATCTTCGGGCGCGATTCCGAAAGCAGCCATCAAGCCATAACGGCGGCAATAGGTAAGGGCGCTACCGAAGCCGTGAGCGTCTTGCTTTGATGCGCGGATAAAGCATTTGCCACCGCTCTTTTCCTCTCCGCTTATATGCAGATAAAAGGTTTCAACGCAGGCTCCCAGTTCATGCTCAATTGTTTCTTGGCGATACCAGAGACCGTGTTTTACAATAGGGCGGATCGCTTCGATCACGTTGCCAAGGTCGGCATATTTTGACCGAAACGCTGGGTTGCTTTTATCCTTCGAAGCACTGTCAACTTCGGGAAGTGCCTTAGCCAAAGCGGTTATAATCTCTTTCATATTAAAGCCTCCTGTTCTGCTTTCCATTCATTCCACTCTTGCTGCGTAAAGCTATCGGCCTGATCGAGCGATTCCCAATCATCGCCGTAGCGGCTGCGCATCTCTGCATCCCATGCTTCGCTGCTCGCGTTCAGGTAGAAGTCTACGCTGATCGGCTCGGCAGGCCAGACCGTAATCAGGTCAACGCTTTCCAAAACGCGGGTAAATTGTTGTAGGCTATTGCGGCCATTCATCGCGTTTCTCCATGATTAGGATGAAAATTAAAATGGCGCTCGGCAGCAGCGCGAGCTTCAGCGGCTGCGTTAAAAGTTTCAAAATACCCCAAATGGTGCTTTTTATTATCAATCCTAATATATGCCACAAACTTTTGAGCTGCTTTTTGAAAATGAACTCCAGTTCGACCGCTTGTATTGGTGCAATGACGTTTTTGGTTTCGAGCGTTTTCAACCGAAGATGCTTCTCGCAAATTGGAAATTCTATTGTCGCTTGTATTGCCGTTAATGTGGTCAATTTGCGCCTTGGGCCATGATCCTGTGACAAGCGCCCAGACTACACGATGAGCTGAATAATGCCGACAATGAATTGTGCCGCTCAAATAACCTTTGATGCATTTTCGAATGAAAGCAGGTTTGCCAGCATAACGAGTATTCCATCGCCTCCAATCACGAGCCTGATGTGTTTCCGCATCACGAGTTAGCCAAATCAGATCATTGCCTTCTAATGCAACAAGCTTTTGCAATTGCTCTACAGGCAAAAGGCTTTCTGCTGGAGTCATGACTGCACCCCAAAAGCTTTGTTGATACGTTCGATGCGCTCGGCAAGATCGGCTGACATTGGCCGCGCCTTCAGACGCTCGATCAATGCGCGTTCTTCGTCGCTGGTCTCTGGGTTGTCAAAGTGCGGGTAAATGACTTTTTGCATTTCTGCCTCCGTTGTTGTTGCCCCCACTTTACGCACATTGCAATTTAGGTCAACAAATAAATTCGAAATTTTTCGCTTGATGTTAAAAAGCGTCTAATTTATAGGGCCAATATGGATAGAAAAACTCTCATGGATGAAGTGGCTAAAACCGCTTTAGATCGCCGCATTGAACTGCACGCTTTGTTTCGTGCTGCGAATGTCTCGCCATCAATTGCACACCGCTACACAAAGCAGGGCATTGCCCCGACGCTTCCGACGATCGGCAAGCTGGAAAAGGCTTTGGCGGAAATAAGCAGATGACCTCCGACCTCACTGGTTTAAACGCATTTCCCAGTGAGAACCTAGCTACTGTGTCGGCTTCGTTCGATGCAGTAGCCTTTTATCCGCCGCGTCATGTAACTGGCGCATTGCTTCAGAAGATGGGCTTTGAATTTATCCGGCCCGACCAGATCAAATCACAATGGAAAATAATTCATAAGGAGAAAAGCCATGATTAAGATTTTATCCCGCTGGCTCAAGCCTAAGCAAGCCCGTGACAATGACGGACGCTTTCTACCCAGCCGAGTTGCTGCACGCAAAAAGGCAATCCAGATCGCCAAAGAAATGGGCCGTCAGGATTTGGTCGAAAGGCTGCAGTCATGATCTATGAAACACCAGCAACACCCATCGCTCTCGCTAGGTATCTCGCAACGTACATAAGCGATGACAGCACAATCCTCGCTCACGTTCGCCATCGCTTCGGCGTTGATCTATCAAAGACCGACATGGCTAAAATGCGTGCATCGCTGCCGAAGAAATATCTGCCAGGACAAGGCAACCCGTCAGGCTGGGACTTCAAAAGTGATCGAAGCTTTCGCGGTCACGTTCGCCGCAGAACAGACGATCCGTTGCTTGCCGCGCTGGCATCTTACCACCTGAAGCACAGCAAGCTGAAGCCGCACGAAATTGAATATTATACGAGGCTGGCGAAATGAACATGTTTCCGAAATGGTATTCGCCGCCGCACATCGAGCGCCGCAGACGCAACAGTGGCTCGGCAGTGGTTACAGCGGTGATGAATGAATTCAACATCGACAAGCAATCATTGACCAGCCCCAGCCGATCAAAGAAGCCTGTAAGAGCTAGGCAGGTCGCCTGGTATGTGATGAGCCGCAATTGTGGACATATGTCCTATTTACAGATGGCGAAGATGCTGGGCCGCACAGATCACAGCACAGCCTTTCATGGAGTGCGCGTTGTCGAGAACCTGATCGAGCGAGACGATGAATTCGCCGCAGCAGTCGAACGGGTAGAAAGGGCTTTGCGTGACTAAATATTTTTCCAAGAAAACCGTTTGCTCACAGTGCCACCTTCATGCGTCAATGCGTGAAGCCAAGCGTTGCGATCAACTGCATCTGTTACAGAGAGGCAGGGAGATCGAGGGATTGACCATTGAGCCTAAGTTCGAGTTTGTTATCGACGGCAAGCCCTTGAAGATGGCGAACGGACGGGTGGCAAGCTATCGACCCGATTTTACATATGTCGAGCGTGGCAGATTAATCGCTGAAGATGTTAAGCCACCAACGAATCTGGCGATCAGCAGAGACTTTCCCCTGCGTGCTGCGCTGTTCAAGCATCTGTTTCCTGACTGGGAACTGAGATTGACTTGAAGCGTGATTTATGGTTATTTATTTGGGTGAGGATCAAAATAGCCGCTTGATCCCCACCCGATACAACGCCTGTTAAGGAGGCATTGAATATGAAGAATTATAGACGCCACGATACCGCAAAGCAAGGCGGTTAGCTGTGCATTATTTCCAATTCAACATAGGCGATTACGCCAGCCACACGCGCCACCTCACATTGATGGAGGATCTGGCTTACCGGCGAATGCTGGATACCTATTATCTGCGCGAACAACCGTTGCCAATTAACGCTGATGAAGTTGCAAGGCTGATCGGGATGCGAGATCATGTTGCCGAAGTAACGCAGGTGCTGAATGACTTTTTTGTCCAAAGCGACTGCGGATGGCGTCATGATCGAGCCGATGCAGACATAACGCATTTCCGCGATAAATCAGCCAAAGCATCTAACGCCGGTAAAGCGTCTGCTCAACGTCGGTTGAACGAACGCTCAACAGATGTTCAACCAACTAATAACCATAAACCAATAACCAATAACCAAGAACCAGATATAACCCCCCTTAATCCCCCCAGGGGGAAATATGTTGCCGCAGTAGCCGGTGTCGATGATGATGTTTGGAATGATTTTCAGGCATTGCGGAAAGCAAAAAAAGCGCCGCTGACGGAAACAGCCCTGAAGGCAATCGAACGCGAAGCTGCAAAAGCAGGGTGGACGTTAAACGATGCGATAGCCGAAAGTGTTGCACGCGGCTGGCAATCATTCAAAGCAGATTGGGTTAAGGAAAAGAGTAAGGCAAATGGAAAAATTGACAGCATGGGAAGAACTGAACGGGCAGCCTTACAAGCCCTCAGAGACCTTGGAATTACTCCGCATTCAACTCCAGGAACGCAAAGCGAAGGCGATGGCATGTCCACCCCAAGAGGCAATGGCATTGCTGGGCATCAATCTAGTCCTTTGCTCACCTTCGGGGATGACTGAAGCCGATCGTGTAGAATGGTTGAAGGCTGCTCTCATGACGATTGGCGATTGCCCAAAAGATTTGCTTGAAGATGCGTGTTTCGAAGCACGCAAGGTTTGCGATCATCCTGCCAAGATTGTTCCGTTCATTTGCGGACATATCAAAGACAGACCAGCATGGCGCTGGGAGCAAGTGCGATATATCGAAAGCAAAATTGAAAACTTCGATAAGCCAAAATTGACCGTGCAGAAGCCAGAAGAAGAAAAGCGCGACCTAGGCCCGATCACGCAGGAGGAAATTAATTCGCTCCCGCTTTTCCTGCGCAAGTCATGGCTGAACCTTGGGATGATCACGCAAGATCAATTCGACGCATCTTGGCAGCCAAGTGACGCAGACGAATAACCGCACGCAATTCCTGATAGACCTAGACAGATGGAAACGAGGCAAAATGTCAAAGGCTGCTTTACGCGATAACTGGAAAGCCGGGCGTTACCCAACAGACGCCTGGGCTAAGTTCTACCTTCAGCACTATGGGGTGATGTGATGGCTGATCCATATTTGATTGAAGGCCCTGCATTGATCTCATTCAGTGGTGGTCGTACAAGCGGCTACATGCTTTGGAAGATTATCGAAGCGCATGGCGGAAAGCTGCCAGAGGATGTTCACGTAACTTTCGCCAACACTGGCAAGGAGCGCGAAGAAACGCTGCGCTTTGTCCACGAATGCGGAAGCCGCTGGGGTGTTCCAATCCGCTGGCTAGAATGGAAAGCACGTAAAGGCCCGATAGAAGATCGTTTCGAAGAGGTTGGGTTCAACAGTGCCAGCCGCAATGGGGAGCCGTTTGCCGATCTGATCGCTGAAAAGAAATTCCTGCCAAATCCAGTGACGCGCTATTGCACGATTGAACTGAAAATCCGCACGATGAAATTCTTCGCTCAGTCGTTGGGGTGGGAGCATTGGACAAACGTAATCGGTCTACGAGCAGATGAGCCGCACAGAGTTGCAAGGGCGCGTGTCAGCGATAAGAAAGAACTTTGGACGAATGCGCTGCCATTAGCCGACGCAGGTGTGACGAACCGCGATGTTCGATCCTTCTGGAATGCCCAAGACTTTGACCTTCAGCTTTTGCCGTTCGAAGGCAATTGCGATGCCTGCTTTCTAAAGGCGCGGCCAAAACTGTGGGAGATTGAACGCGAACGCCCCAGCACGTTGAACTGGTGGATTGAGCAGGAAAACAGAATGGATCAGCTTGCCAAGAAAGGCGCAGGCCAGTTTCGGAAAGAATACACCTACACCGAATTGCAGGCCGCAGTGCAGCGTTCACCTGATTTATTTCTAGGCGCGTTTGACGATGATCTGGAAATGGATGCGGAATGTGGGACGTGGTGTGGAGAGGCTGCATAAGCAGACCCTTCCCATCCGACAAGCAATCATGTATTAACAAGCCACCAGACCGAAAGACGGAAGCTGAGACAATGGCATTGACACCTAAACAAGAGCGATTTGCTCAAGAAGTCGCACAAGGCAAAAGCCAAGCTGACGCTTATCGAGCAGCTTTTGATGTGAAGCCAACGACCAAGCCTGAAACCACATATAAGCGTGCTTGTGAGCTAATGGCTGACGGGAATATATCGGGAAGGGTTGCTGAACTCAAAGCCGCAATCGCTGAACGTGTTGTTTGGACTATGGCAGACAGTCTAGATGTTCTCTCCACGATAGCCAAAGGCATAGACCAGGACGCCAAGCCAAGCGACAAGGTGAACGCTGT